TTTTCTTCACAAAATTTATCTAGAACTTTTACAATCTTTCTTATATCAGATTTATCTTTAAATATTTTATCTACAACAGCACCAAGTTTTACATAGATAGAATCTGTATCAGAGGCAACAACATAAGAAACATTTTTAGTTTTCATCAATTCATTTAAATATTTGTTTACATCTCTTTCAATCCATCTAATCGCAAGTTGACCTGCCTTTGTAATACCCTCAGCATGACGAACATCAAAATATCTAAAGTATTGATTACCGATAGCACCATAAGCACTATTCAAAGCGATCTTTCTTGCAAGTTGAATATTATGATTGGCTGCAATATCGTTAAGTAATCTTTTATCGCCTGTCTCTTGATACATCTTTTTTGCTTCGATCATTTTCTTTTTGTATATCACTCGTTCTTTGTATAACTTGTCCATCAACTCAGGCAAGAAACCTCGTTTAAGTGTATTGAACATGGCACCATTTGGTGTGATGGTACAACTTTTTAAATCAGATAAATCTGCTTCTTGACTTAAAAACTTTTCTACTGAACAAGTATTAGGATTATGATTGACCATAGTCTCAGGTGAAATATTATATTGCATAATTAAATGTGGATACAAACTATTCAAATCAAAACTACAAATCCAGTCATGAAATCCTACGATAGGATCTTTTACATAAGCACCTTCATAACCACTAGACTTCTCATTCTCTTTTACGGCAGGGCAAACTAATTTCTTTTCTTTTAGATAATTAAATATGATAGTATCCCACATACGAACTTGACCAAATACATCTTGATAATTTACTTTACCTTCATAAGCCATAGTCAAGTGTAAAGCAATCAACTGCATTTTATCTTCTAACTTATCAACTAGTTCAACATCTTGTATATTATATTCTACAAATAATTGATAATCATTTTGATAGAACTCTTTGAAAGTATCATATGGATTTTCAGTTTTCTTTTCGCCTAATTCTACTTCACCTATATAATCTAATTTATAACTTTCTTGTCTAACGAATGTGTGTTTACGATACAGATCAAGATAATCTAATACAGACACACCTAATAAATCATAATACTTTTGTTCTTTGTTAAAACCTTTAGCAGTTATTCTTGCACTATTAGAAGTTACAATACCCCAAGGACTAAACTGATTTAAATAATCATCACCCATAAGATATCTAAAACGATTCATCAAATAAGGAATGTCAAAGAACTTTACATTCCAACCTGTTACGATATCAGGATTATAACTAGTCCAGAACTCTGTAAACTTTTGTACTAAATCTCTTTCAGTTGAACATCTAATATATCTAACATCATCACGATCATTTACAAAATTACCACAACCAAAAACAAGAATACTTTTTCTTGCATGATCTTTTACAGTAATACAAATGATAGGTTCTTCTGCTCGATCTACATCAGGAAAACCATTTTCACTTTCACACTCGATATCGATTGTAATTAATCTTATCTGTTTGATATCCCAATCAACTTTTCCTGGGAACTCATCTGCAATATATGGATATTGAAATCTTGTATTACCAAAATATTCAAAATTAGAAACATCTTTGTATTCGTCAATCCATTGTTTCGCTTCATACATACTTTCAAAAGTCATTTTACCTACATCTCTACCATCTAATGTTTTATAACCTGTATCTTTTTGAGCAGGTACAAATAAAGATGGTTTGTAGTTTACTTTGAACTTTTTGTGGCTGCCGTCATGGTTAACACCACGAACTAATAATCTGCCTTTATACGGCAGCACACTTGTATAAAATTTCACTAGATTTGTGTATTATTAAAATGTCTGTTTAACGCACTAAGTTTAGATTCAGCTGATTCGATAGCAGAAACTAATTTGTCCATTTCTTCTAAATGTTGTGGGTGTTCACCTATACCCACCGCATTATCAAAATAAACTAACAGAGTAGCATATGCCGCTGCTATATCTGCTTCATATTTTTTAGTTAATGCTTTGAATAAAGCATTTTCTGTTTGATGATTTTTTGCCATTGTTCACTCCTAACATTGATATTATAACACATAAAAATAAGTTTGTAAAGCGTTTAGTCCAAACTATATTTTGTAGTGACCACATATTTTCTATCTGGATTTACCATTACATTTACTTTGCTCATAAACTCACGATCAAATAAAATTGGTGTTCTATCTTCTCGATCATCTAAAGTAAATTCTGTTTCATAGATACTACCTAAAAATTCTACATTTAATTTTATAACATATCTAGTTTCTTCATAATCTCTTAAACCGCCTACTGATATTTCTTCAGTTCTTATAATATCAGATGTAATTGTTTTGTCAAGCAAAGACCATGTAACCTTTTTACCTTTTACATCCATTTTATCAGCATGAATAACTGACATACCAGAATTACCTGTATCAAACTTAGCGATGATCTCACCAAATGGTTTGATAGTTACGATCTCTTTATAGCCACACTCGCCAGGTACTTTGACCCAATTCTTTTTATCAGCAAAAAACTCTAATATCTCTTTACTAATATTACGACCAGTTGCTTCTTCCATACCCTCTGTGCCAGGTGATGAATTTACTTCAATAATAAATGGTGGTTCTTTTGTTCTATTTTTACTAGGTATAAAATCAACAGCAGTCCATAAACCATTTACTGCTTTTGCAGCCTTTAAACTTTCTTCTATTTCTAATTCTGTTAGTTCTAGTTTTTGTGGTTTAGAACCTTGTGATACATTTGATCTAAAATCGCCTTCGATTACAGGTCGTTTCATTGTAGATAAAACTTTACCACCTAACACTAAAACTCTAGCGTCATAATCTGTTTTAATATATTCTTGTAAAAGTAAATCAGCATCCTCGTCTTGTTTATGTATCAACTGAACAATACTATCTAATGCCTTTGCTGATTCTACAAATAAAACACCTACACCTTTTGACCCTCTTAGTGTTTTAAGTATGATAGGATATTGTGTATTTAAGTTTTCAAATGCCTGTTCAGAGTTTTCAGGATCATTTACTAGATGTGTTACTGGTTGTTTGACACCATAATCTGCAAGTCTTAATGATGTTCTATACTTGTCAGCACAAACACTAATTGTTTCTCTACTATTTACAACACAGACACTATGTTTTTCTAATAGTGATACTATATCCATCCAACTATCTTTTCTAGTTACAGAACCACGAATGATTGCTACTGTGTCTGCACCTGATACTTCAAAACCTTTTTCATCATCTTTATTATGAAGTCTTAGAGAACCATCTGGACTTGTAGTATAACCACCTGTTAGTTTATATAAGTAATATTTCCAACCTAACTTTTCTGCTTCTTCTCTTAGTCTATCTGCTGTGTGAAATGTTTTTGCCTTTTCTGGCTCATCTGTGATTACAAGTAATTTATATTTACCATTCTCTGGTGCTTCAGAAATAAAATCTCTAAACTTCGGTGCCTTCATCTTCTACTTTTTTACCTATGTTATATTTTGCTTGTAGATCCCATTCACCTTTTTCTTTGAATGATAAAACTTTAATTTGTGATAACGGTGCTTTATTTTCAGCAACTGAAGTATTAATTATAGCAATCAATCCCCAATCACCTAATAGTTGAGCAATCGTATTTCTTCTTTCAATATCATTGTCAGTTAAGTTTGCTTCTTTACCATCTAATGCAAATAGTTCTTTGAAATGCACTATGAAATATCTACCTTGTTTATGTAGAATATGACATGATTGAAATAATTTTTTATCTTTTCTAGAGGCAACACCAATTCTAGTTAGTGTTTCACGAACCTTTAAAAAGTCATCTGGTTCTTTTAATTGAACTTCCAACATTTTTTCTGGATGCCAATTATTATCTAATTCGTTCATTTTGTCCCACCTTTATATAATTTTTCCTTGATGATTTTTATCTCATCTTTGGTGAGTATATCAAGAGCGGCTTTTGCTTTATCATTACTATAACCATAATACTCTTTTACACACTCAATTTCTTTTAGTTTACTCGCCCTTAAAAACGGACTATACCGTTTCTTAGTTCTAATACTATTTAGTAGAAATTGAAATTGCATATCTTTGTCTAAGAAATGATTTCGATTCATCTCGTTGACAAACATTATGGTGTCTGAAAAAGCAGACAATAATTTATTTACGATAAATGCAGGATACTTTTTCTGCCATAACTCATCTTCAGATTTCATCAAATCTTTTTTAGTAAAGTTGATGGCGTTTAGATATTCTTTTAGTTCGTAACTCATTTGAATTTAACCTGGGACATAAGTTCAGTTAGACAAGCCACCAAGTTAATTTCTTGATCTGCTACAAAAGCAGATTTATACTGATAGTCAGCAATAATTAAAACAGCATGAGGTATAGTTTCTGGTTGTAAACTATCATACATACTATCATAAATTTTACGAAAGATTTTAACTGGATCATTATCAAGATTATTGACAACCCATTTTCTCATATCACTAAACTCTTTACCTTTGAGATGTGATACTAAAGTTTTTAGATTCTCATCAGATACATTTACAAGAATACCAGCGTCTATTGTACCACTTACTGAATATCTTTGTAACTCATTTATCAGTTTTCTAAAATCAGGAAAATGTTTCTTAATTAATTCTGCAAGAACCTTATCTTCATAATCTACATTTTGTTCTTTGAGAATGTGAACAGATCGCTCAAATAATTTACTTGCAAGTTTAGGTTTATCTTTAGGATTAATTCTAAATTCTATGTTAGAAAATCTACTATGTAAAGGTTCTATGATTCTATTCTTAAAATTACAAGTAAGAATAAATCTACAATTTGCATGAAACTCCTCAATGAAGCCTCTCAATGCAGGTTGAGTAGATTGTGGATTTAAATAATCTGCCTCGTCTAAGATTACAACTTTTTTACCACCTGATAGTGATACAGTAGAAGCAAAGTTTTTAATCTTGTTTCTTAATACATCAATACCACCTTCTTCAGAACCATTTATCATGATCCAATCACAGTTTAATTCTTCACATAATGCTTTTGCAACTGTGGTTTTACCAATGCCTGGTGTGCCTGAAAATAATAGATTAGATAGTTCGCCCTTCTTGATAAAGGACTTGAATAATGTTTTTAGTGATGTTGGTAATATACAATCATCAATAGTCTTAGGTCTATATTCTTCGACCCATAAAAAGTCTGTGTTCATATTTCACTCCGTTCATTATATAATTTAAATTACTTATTGATTGTGCTGTCTGGCTCAAGAGCGATCCAGTATTCAATAGGTAGTTTCTTGTTTTTGAAATGAGATATGGACTTTGATGATACTGAAACATCATAATCACCAGATATCATTTTTAAATTTTCTACTTTGA